AGGTACAACTGACTGGAGAACTAAAGAAGGTGAACCTTTGTGGCCTGAACATTCGCATGAGGAGGCATTAAACTCATTAGAAAAAGATATGGGTGAGTATGCTATAGCTGGACAGATGCAACAGAGACCTGCACCTAGAGAAGGTGGTATGTTTAAGGTTGATAGAATTAAGGTAATAGATAGTTTTAATAGAGATGACATAGATATCAGTGTACGTGGATGGGATAATGCAGGTACAATGAATGGTGGTGACTGGACAGTAGGTGTATTGATACATCGCATGAAAGGTGCTACTCATAAGACATATATTATAGAGGATGTTGTTAGAGGACAGTGGAGCTTAGGTGAAAGAGAAGACATTAAGTATGAGACTGCTTGTAAAGATGGTATGAGTGTTATTGGATGGCAGGAACAAGAAGGTGGATCTGGTGGTAAAGACGTTGCTAAGATAAGCACAAGTAACTTAGCACCATTTAGATATCATACTGAGACATCACAAGGTAATAAAGTAATTAGAGCAGATAGTTTTGCTATTCAAATTGAGAATGACAATGTATCTATGCTTAAAGGTGAATGGAATAAGGCTTATATTTCTGAACTTACAATGTTTCCTTCTGGTAAACACGATGACCAGGTTGATGCTTCAAGTTTAGCATTCAACAAGATATTCGTAAACTTAAAACGTGCAGGAGTATGGGGCTCAAGTGCTCATAATAAATAAGACAATGATAAAAACATTATGGTTTATGATAATATTTAGTTTATACTTATTAATATTACATAGTTTATACAAAACATATTAAGGAAAGATAATGGCTACAGTTAAAAAAGTTACTACAAATAGCAAACCAGCTACAAAAATAGTAGCTAAGAAAAACCCGATAACTAAAAAGATATCGGCAATAAAGAATAATGATCAGTTAATGCAAGGTATGCAACAGCTAGCCAGTACTATCCAGCGTAGGAATGATCTTATGTCAGGATTAGGACAATCTTTTGATGGCAATAGAGATTTATATGAAACATGTGGATATAAACAAGCACTTTGTTATGAAGATTTTGCTAAGCGATATCTTAGACAAGATATTGCTAAAAGACTTATAGATGCTTATCCACAAGCTACTTGGGCTATTGCACCACGTATATTTGAAACAGATGATCAAACAGATACAGGATTTGAACAATCTTTAGAAAGGTTCATACGAGAAACTAATTTATTCCATTTTGTATCTAGAGCAGATCGATTAGCTTGCCTAGGACGTTATAGTATTTTATTGTTAGGCTTTGATGATGGGAAAGAGGCATCAGAACCAGTAACACAAGCTAGTAATGTTCTTTATGTTCAGCCCTATAGTGAAAAAAATGCTAGTATAGTTAGATATAATAGTGATACTTCTGATCCTAGATTTGGTAAGCCAGAGATGTATCAGATTTCATTGTCAGCAGGACTTATAGGTATAAATGGTTCTACAACGACTACAACATCTATTAGAGTACATCATAGTAGAATAGTACACATAGTAACTGATCCTTTAGAATCAGACGTTTATGGCATTCCTATGTTAGAAGCTGCATTTAATAGATTACAGGATCTAGAAAAGATAATAGCATGTAGTTCTGAGATGTATTGGTTAGGCGCTTTCCCTGGATATGCATTTGAAGCTAGAGATGGCTTTACAGTTGCACCAGAAGATTTAGTTGCATTAGAAACTGAGATAGAAGACTATATGCAGAGCTTAAGTAGATATCTACAAGTTCAAGGTATGGATGTTAAGACATTAGCGCCTCAGATAGTTGGTCCTAAAGAACAGATGGATGCTCTATTGCTTTTAATATCAAGTACTTATGGTATTCCTAAGAGAATATTATTAGGAACAGAAGAAGCTAAGCTTGCTGGTGAACAAGATGGTGGACAATGGAATGAAAGAGTAATGGAAAGACGTAATCTATTTGCTACTCCTTTTGTACTTAAACCATTGATTGATAAATTGATAGAATTTGGTGTTTTCCCTACTCCCAAAGATAGTAAGTACACGATAGTATGGCCTGCTGTTAATAGCCCAACTGAAGCACAAATAGCCGAGGTAGGTAGAGTACAGAGTGAAGCATTATCTAAATATATAACATCTGGCGCAGACATAGTACTGCCACCATACTTTTTCTACACCGAATTTTTAAAATTTAGTGATGATAAAGCTAATGCAATTCTAGATAGCGCAATGCTATTACAAAAAGATGAACCAGAGATAGTACCAGCAGAAGATGATACGGTAGTAGATAAAACAGTTATAGACAAACCGATTGTAGATAAAACATCAACAAAGAAATAGTGATATGTTGAAATATAATGATGATTACAAAAAGAAGTATACACCACTACTAGAAAAAGTTAAAGAGAATAAAAAATCATATACTAGAAAAATAAAGCATAAACCAAAACTGGAAGAACAAGGCATATAATGTGCGAACATAATCACAATCATTCAAAGATAAATGTAAATGCTATTTTACGAATAGATCCTAGTTATACTACTACGTTAAAGAATAAGTTTATTAACGATCTTACAAAAAGATTCAAAGTTATTAAAACACTTATTGCAACTAGTATATATACTAATGATTGTTTTGGATTAAAAGAAGGATCTACTTCATTAAGCATTTTTAGAGCATTACCTAATAATATTTATAAATTTAAAACTGATTCCGAAAAAGTCACTCTTTTTAATTCCTGGTTACAGGAACAAATAGATAATGAGATACTATCTTCGGATACTGTTTATAGGAATTTATCTCCACAAACAACACCATGGACCAATACATATATAGACAGTGCTTATAAGAAAGGTTTAAGGCGTGGTACAACTGAATTAAGAAAAGCTGGGTATGTTTTACCCCCTAGTGCTACTTTAACATCTACAGTAGGCTTAGCGTTGCCTATATCCATTGATAAGGCTCAGTTGTTATATACAAGAACCTTTGAAGAGTTAAAAGGCATAACAAATGTAATGTCTCAGCAGATAAGTAGAGTTTTATCTGAAGGGATGTTAGAAGGTACTAATGCTGCTACTATAGCAAGAAATATTAACAATAGAGTTGATAAAATAGGAATAACAAGGGCAAGAGTATTAGCTAGAACTGAAATAATGCGAGCACACCATGTTGCTAATATAGAAACATATAGACAAGCAAAAGTAGAAGGTGTAAAGATACTAGTAGAATGGAGTACGGGTGGAAATCCTTGTCCAATATGTGCAGAATTAAGTGGTAAAATATATACATTAGATGAGATATCAGGAGAAATCCCAAAACATCCGAATTGCAGATGTGTAGCCGTTCCTCGAGTAGTTAATCCAAAAACAGGAGAGTTGTACTAATAATTTTAAAAAGTTTGGGTTTATTGTTGAAGAATTCTTAAATAATGACGTTAAACTCGTCAGGGGATAAACCAGTGGAAGCTATTTATAGTTTCTTTACAAACTTTATGGGGATCGCATAACCGTTCCCCTTTCATTCAATGTTATTAGTATTTTCGTTGTAACATTATTATAAGTAAAGGTTTCCATTTAGGTAACAAAAATCGAAAGTTATGCTATATTATATTAGAGGAAGAAATGTGTATTTTTTAAATCATTTAGACTAACAGCAAAATAAAACATTAAATTGCAAAAAAGTACATAGGAATAATATCATGAAAAAGATAAAAAAAGCAATAGTAGTATTTTTTAAAAAATATAAAGATCTCGCAAAAGAAAGTATAATCAATTTTATAGTCAAGATACTTGCGGACCTTTTACTTTACTTAAAGACTAAATAAAATGGATACTTTATCTATACAATTAGAAGAAGCTAAAACAGAACATAATTCTAGTTTATTTGAACATATTACAGCTAATATGTCGCAACTAGTTAAACGGGACAACTTTGATGATAAAAAATACTTAGTTGTCCCTACTGTTTTAATGGTTGAGGGTGTCTTAAATGGAATACTATATACAAAAGAAGAGATGTCTAAATATCCTAAAGCCTGGAATGGTATAGAAGTTCCTGTTTATCATACATATGATGTTCTAGGACAACCTATGAGTGCTAATAATCCTAAAACATTAGAGAAACAATCTATAGGTAGATTATTTAATGTATATTTTGAGACAAATAAATTAAAGGGTGAAGTTTGGGTTAACATAGAAAAATGTAAAAGAATAGCACCTGATGTTCTTAAAATGTTAGAGAACAATGAACACATAGAAGTATCTACTGCCTTATTTACAGATGAAGAGAAAATATCTGGTTCTTTTAATGGGAAAGAATATTCTTCTATAGCTCGCAACTTTAGACCTGATCATTTTGCTGTACTACCTAACGAGATAGGCGCATGTTCTTGGGAAGATGGAGCTGGTATGCCTAGACTAAATAAAGAAGCAGGAGGTAAAATGGAAGACTTAAAAACATTGGTTAATAAGATGGCATCTATAATTGGTTTATCATTTCAAAAAGAAGATAAAACATTAACGCAAAAAGAAAGCGATTTAAATAATAAATTGATAAAAGGAGAATTACCCGTGGAAGGAGCTAAGTTAACACAGCCTATAGTTCAAGATAAGGCTGAAAAAGAAGTTGTTATAGCAAACAAAGAAACCGAAGTGACTGCTGTTGTTGCAGACGAAGCTGTTTCAGTTGTTGCAGAAAAAACAACAGACGAAGTTAAACCAAAGTTAGATATAAAGATTTTAACAGAAGAACAAGAAACAATAGTTACTGGATCTAGCCCAGTTGCAGAATCAATTAGTAGAGAAATGGTTATTGAAGTAACAGAACCAACAATGGAAGAGTTTGTTGCATCAGCACCAGCATCATTTAGAGAAATATTAGAATCTGGGTTACGAATGCATAACGAAGCAAAAAGCTCTTTTATTGGTGGTTTGTTAGCAAGTAAACGCAATAAGTTTACAAAAGATGAATTGCAAGTAAAAACAAACGAAGAATTAGCTAAATTAGTAGACCTTTCTGGTACAGAAAAAAATTATACTGGTAAAGCTGGTTCATTAACAGTTCATACAGAAAAAAAACTTGTGCCTGACATGGCAGTGATGACATGGACTGAGGAGGTATAATAATGACTAATACAATATTTATAAAAACATATAGTAATAATAGAGACGAAAAAGTCGCTGCTGGTACTATATTGCCAGGAATGTTAGTAGAATTAGATAGTTCAGGCTTAGTACAAGCACAATCAACAGCTAAAGCTCAGCCAGCTATGGCATTTGCTGTAGAAAGTGA